AGTTTATTATTTTTTGTTCGAAAGAAAATTGTAACATAAAGGGTTGTAATGTTTTCACGATGAAAGCATTTACTTCGGGATTGCAAGTAACCGAAGGAAAAAAAGTACATCCTACGCAAAAGCCGGTGGGACTGTTCGAAAAATTCATACTCGATTCGACAAGTGAAGGAGACACGGTATTGGACTGCTTCATGGGAAGCGGAACGCTTGCAATCGCGGCAATAAAAACGAAACGCAATTACATCGGCTTTGAAATACAGGAGAAGTACTGCAAGATAGCGCAAGACAGGATTAACAAATTCACCGGCGATTTTCATTCGAAGATTGAGAATTTCAATAATGATATTAATCTGTTTACACAAATTTCGGATAAATAATATTAAAGTGAAAAAATAAGTATCTTATAAAATGAGTTTTTAAAAAACTCAAAACGAATTTATTTTACTCTAAATGTGCTATCTTTGCAATATAATTCGTTTATTATGGACAGTTCGAATTTTGAAAATAAAAAACTCACCGGAAAAGAAGAGCGTTTTTGTCAGGAGTATGTTATGTGGTTAAATGCAACAAAGGCTGCTGTAAACGCGGGATATTCGGAAAAATCGGCAAGAATGGCCGGCAGTCGTTTGATGACAAACGATAACATAAAAAAACGAATCGAGCATTTAAAGAATAACTTGGCTGAAACTTCCGCCATTTCGGCCTTGCGGATTTCAAAGGAACATGAAAAAATCGCTTTTATGGATGCAGGTCAAATCAGAGACGGATGGATGACATTAAAAGATTTTGAAAGTTTAACTGAAAGTAGGAAAGCGTGCATACAGGAAATAACGACAAAACAAGTCACAAAAAACGGAGACAACGGAGAAGTTGTTGTCGAGGAATGGGTAAAGTTAAAATTATACGATAAGCAAAAATCACTTGACAGCCTTTCGAGAATGCTCGGCTATGATGCTCCGAAGAAATTGGATATTGATACAGACAAGGTAATAAATATAACATTTGACTTATGAATTTGGAATGTCATTACACAAGGCCGGAAAAAATAAAAAAATACAAAAAGCAGGCGGAATTTATTGATTGTCCGAAACGCTTTACGATTGTCGAGGCTACAACAAAGGCGGGAAAAACCGTCGGATGTCTCGTTTGGCTTCTCGAAGAGGCGTTGCACGGAAAAGACGGCGATGTTTGCTGGTGGGTAGCTCCCACTTTCACGATAGCAAAGATAGCGTTTCGAAGGATGAAGCGTTATATTCAGCCTCTCGGTCTGTATGAAGAAAACAAGAGCGAATTGGTATTGACATTAATAAACGGCGTTTCGATTTTTTTCAAAGGAGCGGACAATCCGGATTCGCTGTTCGGTGAAGATGTGATTGCGGCGGTTTTGGATGAATCAACGAGAATGAAAGAGGATGCTTGGGTCGCCGTATTCACCACTTTGAGCGCAACGGAAGGGAGATGTAAGATAATCGGGAACGTGAAAGGAACGGGAAATTGGGCGTACAGACTCGCGCGTGATACGGAATCCGGAAACAAGGCGGATTGGGCTTATTTTAAAATAACCGCAGCCGATGCCGTTAAAGCCGGATTAATGAAACAAAGAGTGGTTGACGAAGCCGAAAAAACCCTTCAGAGAGGCGTGTTTCTTGAACTGTATTACGGAATCCCGTTTGAAAATTCATCGGACAAGTTTTGTTATTCGTTTGACGAGAAAAAACACGTCAAATCCTGCGTTTGGAAAAGCGACGAAATCACCTATCTGTCATTCGATTTTAACGTTAACCCGGTAACGTGTATGATTATACAGGATTATGGCAATATTATTCGCGTTCCGGAAGTGATTCAACTCGAAAACAGCAATATTTACCGTCTTTGCGATGCGATTAAGATAAAATACCCGAATGCTTATTTTCTCGTAACGGGCGATGCGTCCGGGAAAAACAAATCAACATTAAATCCGGATAATATGAATAATTTCGATGTGATTAAGAGTATATTGGGATTGTCGAAAGGACAAATGCAATATGCGGCATCCAATCCCAAGTTAGACGAAAATCAAATACTTGTCAATGCTGTTCTCGAACATCACCCGGTGGAAATAGACCCGGATAAGTCGCAACGATTAATTAACGACTGTAAGTTCGTGGAGATGAGAGCCGACAAAACGATAAAAAAAGGAGACAGAGACGACCCGAATCAGCAGGCCGACGCATTGGATTGTTTCAGATACTTTTTAAACAGGTATTATCGTAATTTCATGAAATACATTACTAAAAACGAATAATTTTAATTCCAAATGATTATCTTTGCGGTATGGAAAAACTGATACTTACGTCTCTTATAATCAGTTTGTGCACGGTCGGAATATATGCCGGCACATGGAATAAAATGATACTTCATATACCGGCGACACGGATTAAACGCAAACTTCCGGTATGGTTATATAAACCGTTATGCGGATGCCTTATCTGCATGTCATCCGTGTACGGTTGTCTGTTTTGGTTTATTTTCAGAACATTTACTATACTTTATTTGCCGGTGGTCATCCTTACGGTTGCCGGGATAAACACCCTTATAACCGCAATCATATCAAATATAATTCCCGATGAAGAAGTCTAATTTTAATTACGAATATGCGATAATTTACGAAAAGGAATGAAAGAATTATTAATTGAAAACGGATGGATTCACTACTCAACCGGCTGCCCCTGTCAATCGTTGCCTAAATATTATAAGCATCCGGATTATCCGGATTACAGAATAGTAACCAAAGGCGGATTCGGTATCATCAAGAAAAACGGAGTCGAGATATTCAGAACAAAAGATATTGAACAATTTAAGGCGAAATTGGAAGAACTTAAATTGACAATTTGATATTTTTTACAGGAGAAAATGCGATTTATGTAAAATAAGAAAACAAAATAAGATGATATAAAAATGAGCTTTTTAAGCAAAAATAAATTCAAGAATTGGAAAAAGAAGTTTCCCGAACAAAAATACATGATTGAGGAGGCGTTTTCAATCGGAGGACAAAAATATTATCAATTTACCGATGTTTTCAATCTTCCCGTCGAGCGCGGATTAACGGCGCTCATGGTATATGAGGAAACAAGGATGAAATGTTCCGTCGAATATCTTCAAAAGCATATCGAAGCGACAAGGAAAATATTACGCTCCGATAAAATAGATATTTTCCGAATCAATCAACTGAACGAGCAATTGAACGAGCGCGTTAATTTTGCTTTGGACATTGATTTGATTTATAAGCTCGCATCAGTCGTTTATTTCGACGAGAACGAAAACCCGTCACTGTACGACGGCGAGTATTGCAGAGAAAAAATCGGGTTTTGGAAGAAAAACAAAGAGGTCGCCGATTTTTTTTTGCAGCAGCCGTTGACGGAATTGCTTCCTTACTTGAAGAATGCAGATTTCAATTTAAACGAGTATTCGACAGCGAACGGGGAATTGAACAGGATACATTCGGAACGTCTGTCTATGTGACGTTGCAGAAGATAGCAAACGGATTTGAAGACCTCAAATCAATACTGACGGAAAAAGGAGCGGATTATAAAGATTTAACGATTTATGAATTTTTCATGAACTTAAACAAGGCGTTAAAGCCGAAAAAACAAGACAAAAATGGCTGACAGGGTATTAATCGAAGTGGTAAGTCAATCGGAAGGATTGGACGAAGCGAATGCCAAATTACAGCAACTGACTCAAAGAGAAAAAGAGTTGATTGCTCAAATGGACAGTCTCGCAAAGCAAAAACAGCAATGGCAGGGTTCTACGGTAGCGGTGGCCGCGTTTGATAAAGAAATAGGGAAAACGAACGCCGAACTCCAATCAACCCGCAAATCAATCGAAGATTTAAGCAAAGCGACAAAGGCCATGCCCGGAAAGGTTGCCGCGGAAGAAGTTACAAAATCATTGAAAGCCCAAAGAACGGAATTGATGAATATGCTCGGTAATTGGAGTGATTGGAGCGAAGCCGGTAAAAAAGCATACGAAGAAAATCTCGAAAAAGCCGGTGAGCTTGACGATAAAATGAGGGATTTGCAAAACCAAATCCGTTTTATGGGTTCCGATACCGCCGCCTTTGATGCCGTTCTGGAAGGAACGCAAGCGGTAGCCGGAGGTTTTTCGGTCGCACAAGGCGCTGCGGCTTTATTCGGAGTCGAATCGGAAGACCTGCAAAAAATGATGGTGAAACTTCAAGCCGCGATTGCGATTACAACCGGATTGCAGCAAATTCAAAATGCTGTTCAGAAGGAAAGTAATATCATGACCGGTATTTCCGTCATCCAAACAAAAGCGAAAGCCGCTGCGGAGGCTTTATCAACAAAAGGGACAATTGCGGCTGCGGCTGCCCAAAAGGTACTCAATTTAGTTGCGGCCGCAAATCCGTATGTTCTTCTCGCAACCGCAATAATTTCGGTGGTCGGCGCGCTTGCTTTATTTTCGATAGGCGCCGATGAGGCATCGGAAAAGGCAAAAAAATACAAATCAACAACCGATGACCTGCGATTTGCAACAAAAGAAGCGAGAGACGAACACGATAAATTCGTTAACAGCATTCGGGATATTCAGATAGAAATAGACTTGGCTACGGGAAAAATAACGAAATACCAAGCCGCGTTATTGCGAATATCCAACGCAACCGGAGATGCAATCAAAGAGGTACGTAAGAAAACGGAAGAGGAAGTGAATAAAGTCAACGAATCATACGACGGATTTTTCAAAAAACTCGGAAAGTCATTCGTTAATTCCATGAAAGGAAACCAAGAGGCAGCAAGTTTTGCCGGATTGGAAAAAGAGCAGCAAAATAAGATACTTGAAATTAAAAAGAAGGGAGCCGAAGAGGAAGCCGGGTTGCAAGAACAGGGTTACATGAATCTTGAGGCGAAAAATCAAGAATACAATGAGGAAATATTAAGACAAAACGAGGACTTGCATAATGAGAACCTCAAAGGGTTGCAAGGCTCTTTGGCTAAGATAGAAACCGAAAGAAGACGAGAAGTTGAAAGCGCTAAAGCGCATAATCAAGAAATTATCGAAATAAATAAAACAAGACCCCAAAACGAACAGTTGGTATTAAACGACATAGAGGCGATAAACAAAAAATACGATGACAGGGTAAGCGAAGCGAGAAAATCGGAAGCGGACAGGATAAAGTCGGAGAACGATAAGCGAAAAAACGAAATAACCAAAGCCGAGCAGGATTTGGCAACCGAGCGCATCAAGGCCATGCAAGACGGGGAAGAAAAGGAAATCGCGTCCGTTCGTCAAGCATTGGAACGTCGCTTGGACGAAATAAAAGGAAACTCACAAGCTGAAATTGATTTGCGTAAGCAATTGGAAGATAACGCACAGGATGAAATAAAAAAAATAGAGGATAAATACAAAAATCAGCGTCTTCAATCCGAAATCGAAACCGAGATTGCAATTACAAACGCCAGCTTGGCCGAAGTTGAAAAAGGCTCCGACGCCGAGCTTGAGTTGAGAAGGCAATTACTCGAAGAAAAGGCAAAACTCGACGTTTTTGAAATCGAGAAATCAACGGACAGTGAAGAATTGAAAGCGGCGAGAATACTTGAAATCAATACTAATCTGAAAAAGGACTTGAAAAATTTATCGGTTGAGTACATCAAAACAGCGGACGAACGCTCCAAAGCGGAGGTACTCGCAGTCACCCAATCATACGAAAAGGGAAAAATCAATAAATTTCAATACGAAAAGCAATTGAACGACATAAGCATCAAGTCTTTGGAAGATGAAATCGCGGAGCGGAAATCAAAAGGAGAAGAAACGGTTGATTTGGAACAAAAACTGTCCGAAAAACGGAAGAAGATAGCGGATGAAGAAAAAGAATACCGCAAGCAGGTATTCGAAGAGCTGTACAGCGCAATGGGAGAAACAGCCAATGCTTTCTTTGATATGCACAAGCAGGGTCTCGACCGGGAAATGGAAGATTTGCAGCATTATTACACAACGGATGCGGAAGAAGCGAAGAAAAACAAGGACATGAAACTGATTTCCGAAGATGAGATGAATAAAAGACAATTGGAAATCAAGCGAAAGCAGGCACAGTCCGAAAAGGATCAGGCTCTGTTCAATGCGTTCCTGAGTATGGCAACCGGTATAGCGAAAGCGTTATCGGCCGCACCTCCTCCGTTCAATATTGCGCTCGCGGCAATTACGGCGGCGGCGGCAATGGTTCAAATTAAAGCAATCACTTCAAAACCGCTGCCGAAATATTGGAAAGGACGCAAAGGCGGTAAAGGCGAATTTGCCTTGCTCGGAGAATACGGCCCCGAAATCGCATGGATTCCCTCCGGCGCGTCCGTTATGCCGGCACACGACACGCGACGAGCCGTCACGGGCGATAACAAAGCGTTTTATCGGTGGAATATGCCGAGAATCGAGCCGAATTACCCGGTTATGCCGAGAGTACCTCAACAATTGATTAAACAATATTATCAAAACCGCAATAATGAAGACCGGATAGATTACGATTTACTCGGAAAATCCGTCGCCAAATACATGAAGTTTCCGAAATATCCGAAACAAAAAGATGTTACCGTTAATTTCGATAAATCCGGACTTTCGCTAACGGAAGGAAATACGACGACAAAAGTGTTAAATTCAAAATATTCGGCAAATGTATAAATTCTATCTCGAATACAAAGGCGTTAAAACGGAAATCAGAGAGCCGGTCGGATACGACGGCTTGGAGCTGGTCTTGAAGAGAAACGACAAATCGCACGGGATTGACGTGGAATATTCGGATATGACGTTGAAATTTTACGGGGACAAAGCCGTTTCGATACTTGAAAGCGCTTACAATGACGATATAGACAACATTATTACTTTCACCTGCGAAAACGACGGGGAAGAGGAATATCGCGGACAATTGGATTTCGAGGCTTACGGTAAAGTATATGAAGACGGTTATTGTTACATCACCGCAAAGGTGGCCGAAATAGGCATTCAAGTCTTATTTAACAACCGAATCGAGCAAAAAGTTGATATTGATTCATCGAAAGCCTTCGATGACTCGCCGCTTCCGACATATCCGATGCTGAAGCATGAAATCGAATTGCCGAATAAGAAAACGGGAATTTTAAGTAAATTGAGTAATATTGAAAAAGAAGAACAACAGGCTTATTTTTATTATCATCTTGAAGGACACTATGATTCAATAATATTTCAACCCGGCGTCGGAATTGATACGAATGAATTTGATACCGCTTACGATGTTGAAAACAGAGTACATTTCAGAATACAAGAAATAAGTCCTCATATATTTTTCAAATTCATAGAAGATAAAACCATTCAATACGGAAATACGGAATTAAATGCAATTTTTGATTTTCATATCAGAATACTTTATGCGGAAGATCCTGTGTTTGACACACCGGAATATGCAAATACGCCTTTTTATTCAAATGAAATTGATTTATGTATATGCAAAAACGATACGGTTATTTATACAAAAGAAGTTTACAGCGGATCGTCCGAATATGAATTTGATATATACGATAATATAACGCTGAATATTGAATTGAAAGAAAACGATACATTATATTATTATTTCATTATTCACCATGACAGACTTGAAGGAACTCACAGATTTGATTTAAGATGCCTGTTTGCGGTTAATAAAATCGAAATCGAAATAAAGTCATTGACGAGTTTCCCCGATACGACAGCGAATGTATCTTTTATTCACGAAACGCTTTCGAGAATTACCGAATCAATCACCGAGAATCAAATAACGGTCAAATCGGATTACTACGGAAGGACGGACGGTAACGTAAGCCCGACCGAAACGAACGGGCCCGGCTCTTTCCGGGCGTTGTCAACGGGACTTCGCATCCGGAATATCAAAGTAAGAGACGAAGACGGAAACGAAACCGACCCTAAACTTACGTTGTCTTTTTCGGATGCTTTCAAGAGCTTGCAGGCAATCGACAATATCGGATTCGGATTCGTGAAAGAGGGGGAAAATTGGTATTTGAGAATCGAGAATTGGGCTTGGTTCTACAAGAATGACGCGGTTTTTGAAATACGGAATCCGGGTAAAATCGAAAGGGGAATCAATCCGAACGCGCTTTATTCCACATTCAAATGCGGATACAAAAAGTACGAAACGGAAAGTTTTAACGGATTGGATGCCATTCATACGGAACGCGAATACCGTACAAGGTTAAAATTGAAAAAGAACGAATCGGAGCAAAAATCGGATATGATAGCCGACGGATATACGATCGAATACACCCGCCGTAAATCAACGGAAGCTACGACCGATTGGAGATACGACAACGACGTGTTTATTTTCTGCCTGTTAAAATCCGATTCTCACAGCGAACCCGACCGCTACGTAATTGACCTCGGAGCAACGGATACGAACGGTACCGTAATCTCGCCGGATACGATTTACAATATCCGCATATCTCCGGCGAGAATGGCAAAACGATGGCTGGACAGGCTTCTCTCTTTCGGATTCGGGAAGGAGGAAGAACTTATTTTTACGTCGGGAACCGGAAATTTGCAAGCCGAAGGAAGAGCGTATGCAAGCGCCGTACATCATCCGGAAGATTATCCGGACAACGACGGAAATTTATATGTCGAAAATCAAGATTTTACGGGCGCTTCCGTAATTTTATTGCCGGAATTGATTAAGATAAGCGACTATCCCGTTAAGGTTAGCGAATACAAGGCAATCAAAGATAACCCCTACGGGATTATTTCGGTGGATGATATTCCCTGCTTCATTTCGGAAATCAAATACAAAAAGCAAAAAAATACGGCTTCGTTTGTGCTGATTCCGAAAAAAGCGTAAATTTGCGTCAAATTCCGAAAATAAAATAATGACAGAGAATAAAAAGAATATACCGCCTTCGGGAATGTGTTATCAAGACAGAGTATTACACTCCGTTGAGGCGCCGCTTTACAATTCCGGGCTATTTAACATCATCAGGGATGACAACGCTCCGAAAAGCACAATAAAAGGGAAAAAACTGTATGATGCGGGAAAATGGTATGACTGCGTCATAAACGTATCTTTAATGTACGGTGAAAACAAGGTTGAAGACATAGAGGCTGTCATTGATACCGACGCATACTATTCAAATATAAACAGAAGTATTTTATATAAACTCGGTTGTATCGAGCCGTATATGTTTTTGAGTCAAAAAACAATAATGTACGGAACCGTTCAATCTCCGTCGTTTATGATTAATATGTCGATAAACGGTTTCGAGGGGATAATCGAAGACGGTTTTATCGAAACTCCGTTCCAAACGGAATATCCCGTTTTGCTCGGAACGAAGTTTTTGAAATTATGCGATTTACATTTTTTCGGGAAAAGAGGTCAATTTGAATTAGAGTTTTGAAATATATTTTTTAACAATCTGACAATTGGAACAATGAAAAAATACAAATTATTACCTATATCATTTATTGTACTTTCGCTATTTTCATGCACTAACACACCGGAAAAGAGAGCAGAAAGATTAGCGAAAGAATGGATGAAAGAAAACCTCAAAGATCCATCAAGTTACAAACCGATTTTTTTTGGTAAATTAGATTCTACATGCATAGATCCGATTTACAGAAAGCTATATGAAGAAGGAGGGGCCGGCGCCGAACTTATTAAATCATACGAAGGCTATGTATTTAGTGACAGTTTAAGTATAGAGTATTATACGAATGATATTAAAAAAGAAACATACCCTTCGTTAAAAAAATGTGGAGTGAAAAATTAGTAACATCGAAAGATTCTTATAATAAAAACTCATCAAGGTTGAAAGAATTAATACATGAAAGAGACTCTATTCTTAATTCAAAAGAATTTTATGCCTATACGATGATTCATCAGTATAGAGCAAAAAATGGCTTTGGAGCGATTGATGTTGGGCGAATTGTATTTTACTTCGATAAGGATATAACAAAAGTAAAGGATACAGAATCCGAATAGATAGTTTCTTCTTAATTAATCTTGCAGGATATTTTTCTATTTCTCCGATATTTTCGTCAAACTTTCCACTTTCCCGGTATCGTATAAGTCTTTCCGTTACCGGAAACCACATCGGGCATAATGCTTGAAATAAATTTATTGAAGTTATTTTCAAGGAATACGATTTTTCCGTTGCGATTTTTAACATTGTTTTTCAAATCAATGCTGAAAACAGTCGGCGGGAAATACACTCTAATCCTCTTTTTAGGGTATTTTTGTTGTATAAATTCCAATGGAGGCAACATATCGCTGTCTCCGCTTACAAGTACCACTACATCTGTTTTGTCATCAACACAATCACCTATCATTCTGATTGCCACATTCACATCCGTTTTCTTTTCTTCCGGGCGGGAAATGGCATACTTGCAGTTCGGACATTCAACCGTCTTTTTCAGATATTTTCCTCTTACAACTTCAAATTTATCCCCGTTGAGCAATTTATTTGCATTCAAAAAGGCGCCCTGCCTGTTGCTTTTATCTTGATTCAGAGGTGAGGCGGTAAAATATATTACTTTCTCAAGTGTCTGATTGGGGCTTAAAAACTGACTGAATAGTTTTACAACATCTATCCAATACGCACGTTGCCAATTTTTATCGTTTCTTTTTTTCGCTCGCAAACCGTAATAAAAATTGAACCCGTCAACATAAAACGTAACTCTTTCCGTCATATCAGTATATATAAAAATAAGCCGCTGAAAAGCGGCTTGAACCTATGCAGGAAAGCATAGGGGGGCGTTAATTATGCAGCAAAGATAAAACGTATTTTTGATATTTGCAAATATTTTACTTGCGAAAGCAAATTTTTTGTTTGTAAATATAAATAATTTTTTTTACAAGAAGTTACCAATCTTCATTTTCAATATTCAAAACACCTGTTTTTGTTGATTTTTCCAATAATGAAATAATATCATGCATTTTTTCAATAAGTGCAATAAAGGCATCCGTTTGTTTACCCTTATCTATTTTTCTTTTATCTGTAATCGGAGCATAGTCAACAATATTATAGGAGAATTTTTTGATTTGTTATAAAATTTCGGTCTATCGCTTTATTGCCATACCCGTGATTATTATTTTACTTGGAGAAATTACTTTCTTTTTGTAGTTTTTATCTGATATAGAAGGAATATAACTGTATTTCAACCCGATAACTCCGTTTGCTTTTATATCGCCTGCTTTTTTATATAAAGATTGAAGTGCATCTTCGTATGTTGCATATTTCCATTGTAATATTACTTTGTCTTTGGAAGAACTGGCAATTTCATATCCGGATGTTATTTCAACAATAACACTTCCAATCGGAGTGTACTCAAAACTTACCGAAGGAGATTCTGTAATAAAAAATCCTTTTGTAGAATAGTTTGAATAATCAATAACACCGGAATAAGAATCATAAATAAATCTTCCGGAACTACACGATATAAAAAACATTGTAAAGGCAATAATTAATATTTTTTTCATAACTTATATAGGATTAATAATTATGTAAAATTACAAACAATTTTGCCGATTACCGCAATCTTAGAATATGTTATAAAACATATAAAATTATTTGGCTGTTTCATAGAGATTTCTTACCTTTGCAATGCTTAACGTTTATTATATACGAGGGCGAAGAGTCGCCCGATTTATCGGGATTTTTTATGTCCTTTTGTCTTCTTTTTCTATTGTTTTCATATTATTTAAGTAAGACATTTGACAGAAAGTACCCCCGTGTGGAACTGTAATGGAACCACAGCCCTCGTAGAATGGCGTTAAGCAGCGGGACAGGCTTTCTGTCTTCTTATTAATGTTTTATTTATTTATTATGCTTAATTATTCTACAACGAACGCTGCGAGCGTTCAAGAACTCATCCCGATTTCCGAACACGACGGAAAAAGAGCGGTATCCGCTCGAATGCTTCACGCTTTTTTAGAAAGCAAACAGGATTTCTCTAATTGGATTCAGAATCGTATTAAAAAATACGGTTTTATTGAAAATCTGGATTTTGTACGTTTCAATAAAATTATTGAAACGGTGGGCGGACGAATGATTGAGTACGCTCTCTCCGTTGATTGCGCCAAAGAAATTTCAATGGTGGAAGGTAACGCCAAAGGCAAGCAGGCTCGAAAATACTTTATCGCCTGCGAGGAAAAGTGGAAAGAATCCGCCAAGCCTCTCACGCCGGCGGAAATGTTTTTGCAAAACGCTCAATTAATGGTTGAACATGACAAGCGTATTTCACAAGTGGAAAACAAATTGCACGTCTTGGAAGCAAAAACGGCCACACGTCCCGACTACTTTACAATCGTCGGTTACGGAACGCTTCATCACATTTCGGTGAATCTGAAACAGGCAAGCGGTCTCGGAAGAAAAGCGACGAAACTTTGCACGGAACGGAATATCCAAACGGATGAAATTCCAGATCCCCGATTCGGCAAGGTAAAAATGTATCCTTCGAGTGTGTTGGAAGAAGTATTTAATCAACCCATTAATTAAAAACAATCATGGAAACCGTAAGCAAGCAGGCGCAAGCAGAAGAAAACTACTATATAGCAGCGATAATGAAAGCTATGCGTGAATTTATTCAAGACGAATGTCAAGGTCATTTTATTTCATCGGATGAAAGGTTGATGAATAAAATAGAAGCTGCAAGAATTTTATTCCCGGAAGACAGGCAAAAATTAAGAAATATGACTTTAACCGTTTGAATCCGTATGGGGAAAATTCAGTATTAAAAAACCCGTTAAGCCTCGCTGCACAAGCGGGGCTTTTTGCTTTAAAATGTTAAATCTTTTATTCCGACTAAAAATAATTGATGAAATGTTTGGCAAATATACAAATGTATCTTATCTTTGTATCGTCAAACTTAAATAGATAAAACAATGAGTAAAAAAGAAGCAAAAGAAAGAGTAGTAAAGATAAAAAAACTACTCAAAGATTATCAGGAATTAGCGCCTTTGATCGGAATAGACGAAAAAACACAAAAAGAAACAATCGACATGTTTTTAGATGATCTTGTAAAGGCGCTTAAAGAAGCAAAGGAGTAATTAACCAACCTTCCTCGAAAGGGGGAGGTTTCAAAAAAATAAATTATGGATATAAAGAAGATTATTTCAGATTATCACGGTTCTTCCGATTCAAAAAAGGTGGAAATTAGGGAGAAACTAAAAAATGAATTTTCATTATTACCCGAAAATGAAAAGGAGGACGTACAACGTATTTTCCTTGAAAGTCAGAATGCGGTTATAGAGGAAGGGAAAGACGCATTACGGGAATTAAAGTTAAAAACCGAGTTGGAGCGCGTTTCGGAATATGTTTCGATGTCGTACATTGCAAAAAAGTATTTCGGCAAAAGCCGGCAATGGATGAATAACAGAATAAAAGGAAATTTAGTAAATGGCAAGCCGGTAACGTTTACCACTGCCGAATTGAATCAATTTTCGAGTGCGCTCAATCAATTGAGCGGTGAAATTAAAAATACGGCGCTTCGCATTTCTCATTAAGCGTCTATCCGGTTTGACGACCGCCCCGGCTCGGATTCGCTCCCCGCCGGGGTTTTTCATTCTTATCCTTGCTTTTCCGCGATTATAATCGTAACGGTACGATAAAACAAAAATAATTAACTCAAAACGAATAAAATCAAATATAAATGCGTATATTTGCGGCATGGAAACAAAATATCCGATCGTTCAATTTTCCGATGACAGGCAGGACGGCTGTTGTTGCTATGTATTACCGGTATCGGAAGGCGGCGACGCGGCTTTTTTCTCTCCCGCGACAAGCGGAGTTTGGTTTGTTTCAAACTTAAACGGAGACAAAATCGGGAGCGAATATATCGTGCCGTCCGACGGATTTATTGACCTGTCTTCCGTTGACCTTTCCGCCGTTTTGGCGCCGGGCGACTGCTTTCGCATTGCGGCGGGAAATTATTTCTCAAACCCGTTTCAATACATCGGATGCAACACCGATAACACTCATGTTTTCGAATATCGGGACGGGGAAGACGACCGCCGACAACGCATAAGAATTTCATGCGTCATCGAAAATTCGCAGTCGAAAACGGACAAATCGGAATATATTGATTCGAACGGATTGAACATTTCGCTGTCGAAAACGAGACGCAAAGAATACGATTTAACGACCGATTTCTATCCCGAATCCGTTCACGATGCAATAAAAGAGATTTTCATTTATCCGAATCTGTCGGTTGACGATACGCTTATGTTCGAATCGGGAGACTACGAGACGGAGTGGGACGAGAAAGACGAAAACGACAACGCGCGGGCAACCACCAAGTTGTCCGAACAGGATATAAACAGATACAGCATCTGTTAAGCCCCGTGTGGGAATACTTCGCCGGATTATCCGGCTTCATTTTAATCATTGCATTAAAATGTCCGTAGAACTAACGGCCGATTTCGTAAGAACGGCAATCGGCACACGACATCCGAACTTTAAGATTTGCGAAGACTTGGCGTATAAATTGGAAGTCCACGCAAAGGGATTAAAGCCGGACAGTCTGATAAATAAACGCAGACCCTCGGAAAGCGAGAAAATAAGGGAATACCGTAATGATATTTACGTACCGATAACGAGAAAGCCGGTCGGAAAAGTCATCAATTCGCTGTCGAAAATCCGACGCTCGCAGGATTGGAACATTCAATTCGATGCCGATTCCGTACCGAAATCAATCAAATCGGACGAAACGCTCGAATCGTATTGCGAATACAACTATCCGACATTTACGAGCGTAACCAATTGGGCGTTCGATGAGTTGCTTATCCGCTCGCTGATTGACGCCAATTCGGTTTGCGCCGTGGTTTTGAAAAAACTCCCGGAAAGCGCAAACGAATACGTAAAGCCGGAAGCGGAAATATTCGGCTCGAAACAGATATTGAGCTATTCGCCGGGCGAGTATTACGCGCTCCTTTCTTCCGATGTTTCCGTTTACCGGAGCGGAAATAACCGAAGTTACGAAGGAAAAGTCTATTATATCGTCACCGACACGCAAATTGCGCGCTACGAAGAAAGAAGCGGCGCCGGATTGGAGCAGACGCTGATTTATGATCATAATTTCGGTGAATTACCTGTTTTTAAGGTTGGAGGCGTTTATTTCGACCGGAAAAACAACGACATCATACAGGAAAGCCGTATCGCTCCCATGGTTCCGTTTCTTGACGAGGCGGTACGCGAGTATTCCGACCTGCAAGCCGAAATCGTGCAGCATATCCACTCCGAAAAGTACATCTACACGAATACCGAATGTCCGATATGCAGGGGTTCCGGAGTTACGAACGATAAGGACGCGAACGGCCATTTCAAAAAGTGCGCAACGTGTAACGGAACGGGAAATATTACGAACGTTTCTCCTTACGGAGAATACGTTATTTCGCCGGGAAGAAAAACGGATGAATATCAATTGCCGATGCCGCCGTTCGGTTATATACAAAAAAGCACGGATATTGCGAAATTGCAGGACGAGCGCGTAAGAAATCATATTTACGACGGACTCTCGGCAATCAACATGGAATTTCTCGCGGCAACGCCGCTGAACCAATCCGGAACGGCAAAGGAAGTTGACAGGGACGAACTGAATACCTTTGTCAACTCGGTGGCCGAAGACATCGTAAAGGTTTTGGACAATGTCTATTACTTTATCTGTCAATACCGATATTCGGTTGTCGTTACCGACAAAGAGAAGCGGGATAAAATGCTTCCGGTTATCGCCGTACCCGAAAAGTTCGATCTGCTGAATACATCGGTTCTCGTAAACGATATACAAACGGCCAAGAATGCGAACGTCAATCCCGTTTTGATTAAGTACATGGAAATAGAGCTGGCCCGGAAGAAATACAACGCGGAACCGCGGATTGCATACGAGGTGGAATGTATGTTCGAACTCGATCCGCTGTACGGATACGGTCAGAGCGACAAGATGACGATGCTTTCCAACGGCGGAATCACCGAAAAAGACTATGTGATTTCCTGCAATATCTCTCAATTTGTCCAACGTGCGTTCAAAGAAGAAAAAAACTTCGATATGAAAACGTTCGACGAGAGGAAAAAGATAATATCCGGATACGCGGATGAAATCATTAAGGAAAATTCGGTAAAGGAAACGCTGAAAACGGATATTGAAAATCAAATGAACGGGAATCAATCGAATCCGGATGAGCGACCTCGATAAGATACTGAAAATAATAGAGCAGGCTCCGGAGGAGTTCGAATCGAAGATACCGGATACGGAAAAGAAGATATTCGGGGATATTTTATTATTGCTGAAAGATTTGAAGTTATCCGCGGACGGCAGGATAACGGCAAGCGTCGAAAATCTCAAACTCATCAACGAAATCAAAGCCCGGCTCGGAAAAATCGTCGTATCGAAGGAGTATTCGGATGCGGTCAAAAAGTTCGTGTCGAACATACCGACCGTTTTCAATTATCAAACCTCCGCTTTCGACCTTCCGAAAGAATCAAAAAAAATGATGTCGGAAGTCGCTAAAGCGCAAATAGATAAAACGCTTGAAAATTTAATCGGCGCCGGATATAAGCGGGACGTCGTTTCGAGTCTTTACGATACGCTTCTCACAAGCGTAACCTCCGGCGGCTCGTATGCGGATTTAACGGAGCAATTGAGAAATCAGCTTATTTCGACGGAAGAAAAGCCGGGTATGCTGTCCCGGTACGCGAAAACATACGTCGTTGATGCGCTCGGACAATTTGCCGGACAGGGAAACGCAATGATTGCCGATGCGCTTAATTCCGAATGGTTTCAGTATATCGGCTCGAATCTTACGACCACCCGCGAATTTTGCGAACATCTGACCAAAAAACGATACGTCCACAAATCGGAAATACCCGAACTTTTAACGGGAATGATTGACGGTCATCAATGCGAAATCTATGAAAAAACGGGCCTTCCGAAGGGAATGAAAGAGGATACGACGCCCGAAAATTTCATAGTGAATCGCGGCGGGTGGAGATGCGGACACGAGCTGATTCCCGTTGATAAATCAACCGTGCCGAAAGCGATAAGGGATAAGATAAAAAAGGAACCCGACGAATTGGAATTATTGGACATTGAAATTCAAAAAGTAAAAGAATTGGCAGATGAATACGGGGTAGGGACAAAACGGTTGGATGCGGCAAGGCAGACGCAAGATATAAACGAAATCAAAAACGCTATCAATACCGTAAGAAATCTCGCAACCGGCATGAAGGGTAAATACGAATCACTGCTCGGAGAAGTACAATCGGTACTTCAAGAAGCAAAAGCGGCAAAAATTGACGCAAGTATATTAAAGGCATTGGAGTCTCGATTGATTTCAAATAAAGCCGACTACGGAAGTATAAATCAAGATATAATAAATGCGGTTAATTCAATCAAAACCGCCGTTGCGCAAAAGACGGCACAGCAATTTGCGGCGACTTCAACGAATACACAAAAAACAAAAGAACGAATTATCAACGATAAGGAGATTGAAGTAAAGTTGAATATCACACAGGGAAAAGAAATGGATTTCGACCAAGCAAACAAAGGCTACGGGAATAAAAATTACTCAAAGGGCGGAGGATATAAAATAAACTGTCAATCATGCGTAGTGGCGAATGAGCTGAGAAGGAGAGGATTTGACGTTACGGCTATGGAAAATACGAAAAAAAAGGGCAATGTTCCTTATGAGTTATCTACAAAAACAAATTTAGCATGGATAGACCCGAAAACGGGAAAGATGCCGAATAAAGGAAAAGCAGGGGGGCAATATATCAATGGAATCGGCGACATAAGAATAAAGCCAATCAAACAATTGGAAAAAGAGTTAATATCTCTTATAAAAGATACAGGACGTTATCATATTGATTGGACTCATAAAAATAAAACATCCGGGCATATTATTACACTTGAAAAATTGCCCGATGGAAAAATTGTATTCTACGACCCGCAAACGGGACTAAAGACAAATTGGAGCGAAATAAGAAAGGATGTCAGTCTTAAATACGGAGTCCATATTTTGCGCGTAGATAATCTGAATGTTAATGTCAATATAGTAAACGGAATCGTAACTAAGTAAGCATTTCATCTTCCGTGAGTGTAGCTTCTTCTGTTGTAAGGTTTAATGAAAATCCCATAACGGATGCGATTTCTTCTAATTCCAGAAATCTCGGGATACCGTTTTCTATAACGATGAATTGAGGTAGTCCCGTGAATGGAATTTCATCCGAATCAAAAACGGGAGTATAAATCGGTAATTTATTAAAAAAACGCCACTCTTTAACATTCTCCCTGACTGCTGTTTTATAGCCATTTTTTTTGGCAAATTGTATTGCAATTTGAATATCTTCCATCTTAAAACTGTATTTACGGTGCAAATGTACCCTTAAATCGGAATAAAAACAAAAAATTTAACGATTTTAAATAAAATATTTTAATCCAAACGATTTTATTTAAATATAAATGCGTATATTTGCATGCCCTTTACGGGAATACCTGCCCTTTACGGGAATACTTTCACTTACTTCACTTATTAAAAACACAACATCAAAAAAAATGGAAAAAAGATACATTAAGGTGACCGAAAAGGGAAGGCCTTCGTTTATCGTACCGGATTCAAACGAAAATTTTTACAAAAATCGGGGAGCGAAAATCGAGGAAGCCTCGAAGGAAGAAATCGAAAAATGCTTCCCGGAAGAAGCCGTAAAATCCGCTTCCGGGTCAATCCCGTTTGTCGCTTCCGAGACCGCGATCGCCGAATTGGAGGCCGAAAAAACGGCGCACGGGGAAACGAAGAAAAGACTCGAAGCCGAGATTCTCGCACACAACGAGACGAAACAGAAACTCGAAACGGTAAACGCGATTCTTCAAATCAAAAAAGAGGAATCTGAAAAGGCGAACGCCGAATCCGAAAAACCGCAAAAGAAGATTAGGATATGAAGTTACCCGAATTTATCAATAACGTCGCTTCAAAAAGCGAGAAACAGGACGACCCGGCTGTTGTAGATATTTTGTCCCGCGCGGACATACAGAATATTAACATAGCCGACGATGTTGCGAACGGAATTATTAACGGTTTACTTACCGTTGAAACCGCAAAAAGCCATCCGGTTGTTAAAAAACATTTTTATGCGCAATGTCTCGCGCCTTACGATGCCGAGATTTTGAATACGGTTAAAAAATTCGAATTGGGCGATGATTTCGAAGCCGAAATTTCCGGAAACAAAAACACTTTCGATAAATTCCGGAAATTGAACGAAAAGCTGAAAGAATTAACGGACGGTTTGAAAACATCGCAGGGAAAGGGAGACGAAAAAACAATCGAGAAATACGTCAAGCTGATTAACGACCGGAATGCCGAAATTGCCCGATTGAAAGAGTCCACCGTCCCGAAAACGGAGTTTGAAAAAGCTCAAAAAGAAAAAGAAAACGAAATCCGGGATTTCATGATTCATTCCAAAATCGAGGGTTTGAAGTTCGCCAATCAAGACGTAAGCGCCGATGTAAACACGGAGGTTGCAAACGTATTGCTGAAAAAGGCCCTTTTGAAAAATAAGGCCGTAATCGTAAAGGAAGGCAACGACTTGAAACTTAAAAATGCGGAAGATCCGAATCTTGATTTTCTGAACGAACAAAACAAAACCGTTTCGTTCGATGATTTTACAAACAAAGTTTTCGCCGAAAGTAAAATTTTGGCGGTCAGCGGGAACAAAAACCCGAATACGCAGTCCTTTGCACCTCCGGCAAATCCTTTTATTCCGGAACTGACGGGGAAATTAAACACGGCTCGGTTTGACGCTGCGGTGCAGGCTTCGCTGAGCGATCTGGCAAATTGTTAAAAATATGAAAGATTTTATCGGGGTTGTCGGAGCCCTTGTTATGACAATCGAAGCGTTGGCAAGACAAAACGATCCGCAATATAAGGTAACGCCCGTCGGATTCCTGCAAATGCTTCTGGAAAATTCCGCAACCGCACAGGTAGCCAATCTCGAACAGCTTAAATCCGGCTTGGACAGGGAAATTAAAGTCCGCTATATGCAACGCGGATTGGAAAGCGAGGTGCAGCGAAGAGACGATTGCGAAACGCCGATTTCTCCGGAATGGAAAGAAAGCAATATCGGAGAGCCGATGTACGCAAAAATGGGCATCATGATTTCAGACGGCGATATGCGTAAGTATCAGGAAGCCGCATCGAAGGGAGTCGGTATCGGTTCGCCGGGCGCAACCGTAATGGCCGGCTTATACGAAACGATTCTGGTGAAATTAAGCGGATTGATTCAAGCCGTAAACAGCGATCTGCTTTCGGCTCAAACCGGCAGGTGGGGAGTGAATGCGGTAACCGGTTCAAATTCGGCTCAAGTGATTAATTTCGGGAATACGCCGCAGATGAATGACGGCATAGTGAAATTAATTCTCGATTATCAGGCAAACGAAGCCGTCGGAAATCCTCAAATCGTAGGGAACGGAACCGTAACCGCCTACGATATTTTGCAGGGATTAAAGAAAAGCTATGACGCTTCCGGATTTTCGGCGAATCCGTTGAATGTTTACAACGACTACGCATCCGCATCAAAGTGGGGAGTAAATAATTTCGGCGTATTTGTACCCGGATTGATCGCTTTTGTGGATTACAATAAAAACGTGGGGCCGTGGTCGGGCGTCAAAGGAAACTCTTTGTTTTTCACGCTTCCGATTCCGATGATACTTGCCGGCGGTAAATTGGGAAAATTGGTATTGGATTGTCAGTTGAAATATTACGACTGTCCGATTTTTGATCCGGATACCGATGTAAAAGTCGGCGATCGCGGTTACGGAATCACTTTCGGAAAATATTACGGACTTTGGAACGCTCCGGATGATATGTTTGCGCCGGGCGACCGACTGAACGGATTTAACGGCTCGCTGCATTATATCGGGGCCGCAATATAATTCTTTGATTCTTTGTTTTTATGTTGAATTGTTTGACGGGTTATATCGGATTGACAGGCGGCGTCGGAACCGCCGAAAGCGGCTTGTATCTCGACGCCCTGCCCGGTATAAACCCGTTTAACATTCTGAAGGCGGCGGACGGCGGTCAAAAAAACGCATCGGGGGAATATTCGGCCGAAAAGGTTTTCGGTGATGTTCAACAACGGGCGATAATGAAATTCCGAACGTTTTTTATTTCCGAATTTAATCGCTGCTTCAAGCTCTATAAACGGGAAAACGTTGACTGTCTGATATGCGAAAACAAAGAATTGCTTGCCGTCGCATTGTGGTATCTGACCGGAGCCGAAATGTGCGAGGAGTTTTTGAGGAGCGACCGGATTAACCGTTATACGACCGTTGACAGACAAAAGATAAGGGAGCTGAAAGATAATTTTACGGATTATTTCTTTGCCGAATTATCAACGTCCGTCGCGGGGATTGACATTGCCGGAAGCGCCTGTTTCGAGAATGAAAATCCGCCCGAATGCGGAGGTATTATCACCGTAATCGAGACCTGCCCGTGATAACGGTTAACATATCGGGATTGGAAGAAATTCGCGACAAGATTGCGGGTATTGACATGAACAAGCTGTGTTACAATGTCGCGTCGTCATTGAAAGAGGAGGTAAGACACAGGGTTCACGTCGAAGGGAAGGCGTCCGACGGTTCTCAAATCGGAACCTATTCGGAAGGATACATGAAAGTCCGTACCGGAAATTATCCCGAAAATGTCATTAAAAAAGGCAAAAATAAGGGAAAATTCAAGGAGAAAAAATCCGAAGCAAAATCGGAAGCCGGCGTATTTACGAAAGGGCCGAGAAAAGGACAGCCGCGCCCCGCTTACAATCGGAAAAACGAACGTACCGTCATACTTTCGCTTACCCGTCAAACGGAAAACGATATGGACGCGACAAATCCGATACCCCTTCAAAACGGTTTCGGAATAGGATATTCGAACGACTTTGCTTATAACAAGGCGTTGTGGAACGAGGAAAGATACGGTAAGCCGATTTGGAATTTAACGGAAGAAGAAAATCAAAAGGTAAAAAATATTGTCAGCGGTTACATTGATGAAATTAACAATAAATGATATTGTCGAAAAAATCAACGGGACGATAATCCGTCAATTGAAATGTAAAACGGGAGAGGAATTTCCGGCGCAACTGTTCGGTATCTCCTTTCCGATACAGATAAAAGATACGGATTCCGACGGCTCTTTTCCCGCTGTTATAGACACAGACGGGGAATGCCGATACGTATTTTCGGACGACGATTTTGCATTCGGGTTGTATCACCGGTTACTTTCAAAGACATACGATAAAGCAAAAGGATACGGGGATGGCGATTCGGATACGGAAACGGATGAAATGATTACGGTTGTATGGGGATTTTCAAACCGATTAGGTATAAACGCTTTGGATTTCGAGCATGAAATTATCATTCCCTCGATTCCGAAAGAATGCGCTTTGGTTTCTTCCGATTTCGATTCTTATCGCGTCGTCAATAACGAGTTCAGAAACATAAACTACCTGAATAAACCGGAGGAATTTATTTTTTCGGTAAAGTATAAATTCAGACACGTATTCAATCGAATCTGCGTATCGGAAACAAATTGTATTTAATTTTTTAATAAGTAAAAAAATGGCTGTAATTGTTAAAACATGTACATATGACGGGACTATACCCGAATATATATGCAATGAATGCAAAGAATCCGAGGGCGGTCGCGTTCGCGGAGTTGCATATATTAATAAGGATTTACAACCGGTAATCACGGAAACAAATGTTAAATCGCGTGCTTGGTGGGAAAACAATATCGTATCGGGAGCGATTATAATCATTCCGACCACGCGGGGAACGTATGACGGAGGAGCGAAACAAACGGTTACCGGATACGGCGACGAACAGGAAAAGATCATTAAGAAAACGCATACGGCGGTTATTAATGACAGTAATCATTTCGGAAATGAATTATTCTACGAGTATTTGGAAAATAATTATAAGGATTACATTTTTGCATTTCGAACCGAAAAAGAGCTCCGAATCGCCACGGATGTATTAACCGGATTGGAAGCGAAAGACAACGTGGAAGAAGATACGAATACCGAGGTCGTTTGGCAGGCAACGGTAACTTGGGATCAGAGCAGGCCGAAAATGATTGTTCCGGTTTACGAATTGACGAATGAAGTAAAGGAATTGTTCAAGGGTTGCATCGGAATTGAGCCGTAAATAAACATTAAAAAACGAGGGCTTAACCGCCCTCTTTTATTATGAAACAGTATTATCAGGGCGAAGATATTCCCTTCTCCGTTCCGTTTTCATCGGAATTCCGGAACGCGGAAAGTTTTTTCGAATTTTCGGAAATACGCTCGTATGCTTATACCGACGGGTGCCTTATTCAAAAGTTTTCAACCGTCAATAAATCGGGATACGGCAAATTAACGACGATTAACGGCGAATTATCCGGCATAATCCGCTCGGAATATTCTTCCCGGTTTTCTCCCGGAGCGATAATCATCGAAATAATCGGAATGAAACAAAGCTCCGAATTGCAATACGATATAGGAAAGACGGTTATCGGTGGTTTGAAAAAAAGTCTTATCAAGAATGAAAAACTTGACGGCAATATTTTTCTTTCGCTCGATAAAAACAGTATCAACTTTGACGCAAACACGTCGGAGACCGTGACGGTAACGATTACGGGAACGGACAACAAATCCTTTACGGTATCGAATACGCCTTCATGGCTGACTGTTACGAAAACGAACGCAGGATTTACATTGACGGCGGCGCCCAATCCGAAGGAATACCCGCGGGACGTTAAATTGACCGTCTCTTCGGACGCTTATCCGAGCGCGAGCGCGAGCCTGTCCGTCACGCAGGAGGGCGCGTGGCTGTCCGAGTTCGTATTCGACGTAAAAACGACCGCGATAAATCAGGACATTCCGCG